ACCCGGTGTCCTCAACGGGGAAGGAATAACCCCGCCATACTTACCGCCGCGCCATTTCGCGGAGTGCCACAACCGGAAGCGCATGGTCGAATTAAATTTAACGACACCGTACAGTGAGACGAATTTCGCCGTGCGCTTTCGTGTTGTGTGCCTGCTTTTTAACCACGTCAGGCGAGGTGGTTCCTGTTATTCCCCAACAACAAGAAATTTGTATAATCCGGATACCCCAACAACAAAGAGAGTTAAGAATGCTATCTGGAATAACTTCATCAATAACGGCAATTAAAGCCTCGATTGATTTATTACAGGTAATACTTGATGCAAAAAGCCAATCTGAACGTGAAAAGGCTGTCTACGAAATGCGTCGCCAACTGGCAGACTTACAAATACAGAACGCAGAGCTAGCGAAAACGCTCGCGCTTCAGTACGAGGAAATACTCTTGCTTAAGCAAAAATGTCATGAAATTGACGAGCGTAATCGAAAACTTGAATGCTATACGATACACAAAACTGGTTTTGGGCATTTTGTCTATGCTTTCAGGAACAGCCTCGACGAAGAAGACACATGTTTTCACTATGCCTGTCCCAATTGCTATCAGCATGGTGTAATAGCAATACTTCAACCTGTTGAAATTGATGAGCATGATAAGTTCCATATTTCTAAATGCCTGAAATGTGATTCGCACTTTAAATTTGAACGCAATGATGACTATATACCGCCCCCATCTGTAGAAGAGATAGGGAGAGCATTGAGCAGTAATCCGTAGGTTATTGCTGTTGTGGATATCCAGATTGTTAAAGAGCATGCCGGAAGGTTATCCGTGTCTGGCGCACGACCACACGTAGCAGCGTGTTGGTCTCCATTTTTTAGATCTCTAATGGAGGATAAAATGTCAGAACAATTTAGCCCCCTGTTGAGGCCTGCCTCAGCAGCACAACAGGTCGTGCTTGAAGTTGTTCGCGCGGGTAGTTGTACGACAAAACACAACTTTCTGAACTTTTTACACACATGCTTGACCATTACCGTGCTGAGGCGAAACGCCAGGAGCAGGAAAATAAAGCTCAATAAAAGCTGTTTTAATGCTCTGAGCCAGTGTGATTGCTGGCTCTTTTTGTGTTGAATCTAGGTCTACTAATTTTTGACGAAGACAGTCTGTAGCAATAACCTGCAAATCTGAGGGTAAATCTTTAAATTCCATCTTTAACCCCGTTAGTCGATAGATTTTGTCGAACTGGAAAGCGCCTGTTTAAACTCACTGAAGCTGAGAGCTTCTTCGCCTTCGGCAAGGCCTTCGAAGTATTCTTCGTAAGCCTTTTCCATGATTGCGTCGAAATCCATATCACTCACCTGAGTTTCTTTCCAGCCAGCGACGGGCACCATTTTCGGTTTTAAACGTTTTGCTTTTGTTATACGTCATCGCGGTGAACGTACCGTCCTGGTTGGGGAACACGCCACATACCAGAGATTCGCTGTTGCCAAGATCGATAGTATCCATGCTGACCTCATTTCCCCTTAACGCCGGGGTAGCGGAACAAAAACCTGCTGCATAGTTATTAAAGTTGAACCCTGCCGTCATGTTCTTACGCCTCGGGCTGGCTACTTAACCCCTGACCACTGCCTGGTAACTCGAAGTATTGCCCTGCATTCTGTGGGGCGGGGTGAGGGAATGAATGAAGTTTAGAAAAATGAACATTTAAGGTCAATGTTTTTTTATCAAAACATTTTAAGCAGGCAGCTGTTACGCCATCACTACGATGGCATACAGTTAATCAAATAGATGAGGTTGGTTAAATATCTTGTTGAATTTTAAAGCATACTCCCAATATGCAAGATAGATCATCCAGCATAATTGAAGGGTAGCGAGGATTCGTGGGGACTAAAAGAATATCCGGCCCTTCTATCTCCAGTTTGCGAATGACAGGCGTTGTGGTCCCTTTGGGTAAGGCAAGGACAATATTTCCTGGTTGTACGATTCGATCGGGATCAACAAAAACTGTTGAACCATTTGGGATGGAAACTCCACCACCAGATGTCGACATACTGTCACTCTCTAGAACAACAGCAAAGGTATTGGCCGGGATTTCTCCGACAAGCTGCACACAAGAGGTTATTGAGGAATTTTTCATATAATCACTCCAGCTTGCTGCCTGCTGAAGTGATAGTAGCGGAACCGTTTTTATCGGCGGTAAAGATAGATCAAGCGAATCACCTGTATTTAACTCTCCTCCATTAAGAAGCCAATTTTCGTTTACTTTCAATATCTTTGCCAGTGAACTTATGTAACGCGAGGACGGCGCTCCTCCACCGTTCATCCATTGACTTACGGAGCCTTTTGATGCGCCAGTGGCATTGACAAGGTCTTTGCCTTTCAAGTTTAGCGCATGCATACGTTGGGTTATGCGTTCAGATATTGTTTGCTTGTTCATGTTTTGATTTTAAAACACAGATGGTTTTGTTTCTTGACTTTCTTTGGTTTTGATTATTAAACTTTTGGCGTTCAGTTTTATGGAGCGACTCATGAAAAAATCAGAAGTATTAGGCTATTTTGGCGGAGTTGTTAAAACAGCCGCCGCTCTAGGAACGTCAAAAACCACAGTCAGCATGTGGGGGGAAGACGTTCCGTGGAAATGGGCGTTGCTAATTCAGGCAGTCACTGCCGGGGCGCTCAAATATGAGTTACACATACCGACGGTTGTCATTCCCGATTCTGATCATAATCCGCCTTCTAACCAAGGGGGGATTCATGAAAATCAAGCATGAACACATCCGCATGGCGATGAATGCCTGGGCGCATCCGGACGGCGAAAAAGTACCGACTGCGAAGATTACCAAAGCGTATTTCGAACTGGGTATGACGTTCCCGGAACTGTATGACGACAGCCATCCGGAAGCCCTGGCTCGCAATACCCAGAAAATTTTCCGCTGGATAGAGAAAGACACCCCTGATGCAGTTGAAAAAATTCAGGCGTTGTTACCAGCGATCGAAAAGGCAATGCCACCTTTGCTGGTGGCCAGAATGCGCAGCCACAGTTCAACTTATTTTCGGGAGCTGGTGGAGACGCGGGAGCGACTGGTGAGAGACGCTGATGATTTTGTCGCAGTGGCAATCGCCGGTTTCAATCAGATGAACCGTGGTGGCCCGGCAGGAAATGCTGTGGCAGTGCATTGAGTGATAATAGCCATATCGAATCGCTTCCGGCAACTCGTGAGTAAAAAGATTCGGTATCAGAAGAGGTGAGTATGGCTAACGCCTGGCTCAGATTATGGCATGACATGCCAAATGACCCTAAGTGGCGAACAATTGCCAGGGTGTCAGGGCAGCCAATTGCAACAGTGATGGCAGTGTATATCCACCTCCTGGTGAGCGCGTCACGAAATGTCACGCGAGGTCACATTGATGTCACGACAGAAGATTTAGCAAGTGCGCTCGACGTGACAGAAGAGGTAATTGATTCAATTTTGCAGACGATGCAGGGGCGGGTACTTGATGGTGATTTAATCACTGGATGGGAAAAACGCCAGGTGCTGAAAGAGGACAACGGCAATATTTCGCAAACCGCAAAATCTCCTGCAGAGCGCAAGAGGGCGCAGCGAGAGAGGGAAAGAAAGCGGGAACAAAATGGCGATTGTCACGGCGCGTCACGAAATGTCACGCACATGTCACGACGAGTCACGACAGATAAAGATACAGATAAAGATACAGATCAAGAAGATCAAAACACTATGGTCCATGGCGTAAAAAACGCCACGAACCAGGCAGGGGATGTTCAGACCGCCAATCCTGGTCAGCCAGCAGGCACGACACCGGAAGCCGATTCAGCGTATGCGCTGAAAGCCGATTCGGGCGCTGTGCAGCAGGTGATGACCGCAAGGCCGGAGCAATCACACCAACTGCAGCAGCCTGAAGCCGATTCCGCCATTCAGCGGGAAGCCGATCGGGTAGTCCCGGAAAACACCGGGCAGCCTGTGGGACGAGTGGATTATCCGGATGTGTTCGAGCAGGTCTGGCGGGAATACCCGTTACGAGCCGGGGCAAACCCGAAGAAATCCGCTTTCAGTGCCTGGAAGGCCAGATTACGCGAGGGGGTGCCACCAGAGGCCATGCTGGATGGTGTGAGGCGTTACACAAGATACCTGGCTGCTACCGGGAAAACGGGAACGGAATTTGTTCAGCGAGCGACGACGTTTTTTGGACCGGACCGGAATTTTGAAAACCCCTGGTTGCTCCCGGTAAGCGGCACGAACAACCAGCGTTGTGTTAATCATATTTCTGAACCGGACACCGAAATTCCGCCGGGATTCAGAGGGTAACAGATTTCAGGTCATGGGGTAATTTTCAGGAGGGCTTGTGGCAAAAGTTTTTACTCCCGAACTGCGGGAAGAAGTGAAGGCGCGCATTGTGGAACTGGTATGCAGAGATGGGCGAAAAACGCGTAAACAACTGGAAAATGAAACCGGGGCGACGAGACACCTGATAGAAGTTCTGGCGAAAGAGCTGGTAGTTAGTGGCGCAGTATATGGTTCAGGACATGGAATATTTCCTTCGGAGCAGGCCAGTAAGGACTGGGGAAAAGCCCGCAAAAAAATGTCGAGAGCGGCAGTGAAAAAGAAGAGCGACCCTGACCTGATTTATTCATTGCTAGATGGCGAAATACGCCGTTACAACAGACGACAGAATATAATTTGTCGCGAGTGTCGTCAGAGCGAAGTTATGCAGCGCATACTGGAATTTTATCAGGGAAATGTTCGGTATTTATTGAAGTGACGAAATTAAAGAGCATTAGTTCAGATATTAATTGACACTTCGATGGCACAGGCCCAGACCTAGTCTGGTTGTCAGCTTTGAGTCAGGTGAACGTTGGTATCGTTAGTTTGTATTAATCAACGGAGAATAGGCCAAATGACTTTTCTTTGCCTCTTTTAATTATAATTCAAGTTCAATTGATTACATTGAAGTACTAATGTGAGTCCGTCAAACAAATAGCTCAAGGAATAGGTCATGTGGGGAAGTGAAAACAAACAAAATCTGGACGTACTGGATCCTGTGCAGTTGGTGCGTATCGAAGCGGTACACCGGGGGTTCCTTTACCAGCATCTTTACGCTGTAGGCTGCTTACTTTTGGCGCAGAGGGCTGCTATGGACTCAGTAACTGTCGAGCTTGATGAGGATATTGAGCTGAAATCCAAACAGGAACGTCTCTACATTCAGGTTAAAACCCGTTCAAAGCCTATTATGCCCAACGATGTGTCGGGGGCTCTGGAGCGATTTGTAAAGCTCAGAAATGAGCATACTTCGGCAAACCGCGAAGGGGTGGCTTCTTTTGTGATTATTGTAAACCAGGCGCCTGGACCGCTGCTTCAGAAGATGATTGACGATAAAAAGCTTCCTTCTGATGTTCTTATTGTCTGGCCCCGGTCGACAGCTGGACGTCACCCGGCACTTCCGCCCGCATGGAGTACTCTGGCTGATGCGGCCACATGGTGTATCGCAGAAGCAGAAAAGCTGAAATTTTCACTATTGTCCCCAGAATCCTTGATTTGGAAGTTAGCAGGGTTGGTTCAGCTTGCCGCCACCGGAGGCGATACCAATGGACAACATACGTTTTTCACGGAGGAACTTACTGAACTATTTGAACAGTTGATCGTTCAGCTACAGGACTTTCCTGCACCACCAGCACTGTACCGCCCACAAAACGAAGAACCTTCTCTCACATCTGGTGAGCGGATCCGTATCCTTTGTGGACTCTCAGGTGCAGGCAAGACAGCGTGGGCCGCACAGGCCGCATTACACTCCACTGCACTTTGTGCTTATTACGACACCGGTGATCTTCCCGGTCCAGCTCTGGCCAGTACGCTGGTGCGGGAGATGGCTGCTAGATTTACAGCCCGTGACCAAGACGGTTTGCGCAGGATTTTGCTCCCCGGAGCCAGTGGTTTTGAGGCTCTTAGGAGTTTTGATACCTACCTGAAAGAGCAGGGTACCACCTTGGTGCTGGTTCTGGATAACGCCCATCGTGTACCTGCGGAAAATCTACGGGATGTTCTGAATGCAACTACACATATTCGTTTTGTGCTGTTGTGCCAGCCTCACGAAAACGTTCGCGAACTGGAGGTCATGACGGGGCTACAGCGCGAGGGCCTGCAGGGATGGAATCTCGATACGGTAGCTGTCGTTGTAAACGATATCGGAGGATTTGCCACCGCTATGGGATACGAGCAGCTACGGGCTTACACTGGTGGTCTTCCCCTGTATGTAGAGAGCGCCGCAAAAATCGCCGTTTCTGACTATGAGCGTAGTGTCGATGCTCTGTGTGCTGAACTCCAGCAACAAACCCATACTGCGGAAACCGCCCAAGAAATTATTCTGTCACGTGTATTTCAGGGATTTGAATCACTACTTCAGAGCGCGCTGGCATTGTTCAGTCTCTCTGACGTAGGGCTGAGTCGCGAAGAGATTTCTACGCTCCTAATCAATTCGCTGAACATTTCACCAAGCAGTGCGGCTTCTTTAATTAGGAAAATGCGCGCTACTGGCACTATTGAAATTTATGGAAACCAGACCCTGAAGGTACATGATGCTGTCAGGGGGCTAGGACTGCAACATCTGGAACTGATGGATCAGGGTATATCGAACAAAGCGCTACTAGCGCTGAAAGACCTTTTAGTTGAAAGTCTTCATAATACCCGCAATACAAAACGGTTATCGTTGTTGACTCAACTTTATATTAAGCTTAATGATGTCACGACGTTGATCGAACTCTCAGGCCAAGAAATGTTTTATGAGATGGGCGTGACGGTCGACATTCTTGCAAGCTTGGAGCGTGCTGCAACATCGGACTTATTGGGACCTGTTCATAAATTCTGGGCATTGGATGGCCTTGTTTTCGTTGAGCTTAAAGACGGAATATCCGACCACATTGCTCAGAGGTTAAACATCATGGGAGCTTTACTTGCGGAGCACAAGTTCGGCTATCAAGAAGAGATGGCCTATGCAATGAAACGAATGTTATTTTCGGCAGAAAGCAATGATGCACGAGAAGTTCAAAAGCTGGCACAGGAAGTCCGCCCCCAACTCCCAGATGAAGAACATAAACGCATCTTTGACTACAACCATGCCATTGCACTCTGGAGATTAAAAAAACTCAAGGATGCTGAAACATTAAGCTGTAATGTTATACAAGGGTACTATTCTTTATTTGGTATCACACCTGCTGATGTCATAGGAAAAAACGCCGACGCATTATGGAAAACTATTAATCATTCCGAAAATATGCAGGAACACTTTAAACATATGGCTGATGCTCTGGAGTTGCTGGCCAGAATTCGTGATGCGCAGGGAAAACTGTCACCATTACTGCGTATTCATTCGATGAAGTTCTACAATCTGGCCATGGCCCCGGAATCCATGGTCAGGGTGGGCCAAGATCTGGCGGATGAGTTTGTTGCCATAAAGGATTACGACGGTGCCAAGGAAGTCATGGAGCAACATGTCCTGCCGGTTGTCAATGAGGCAGGTCTAGTACATCGACTGATTCAGGTTCGAAGCCAGTACGCAGTCATATTGGCACTATCGGGTCAGCATAAAGCAGCTGATGTCGAAATGCAGCGCCTTGCTCCCTATATCGAAGGCCTCACAGGTGTACAGCGTCAAGAAATCCAAAATCAATCAAATTACATCGTACAGCTTGCCCATAAAGCAGCAAAGACTAAATTAACTGAAGTTTTTGGTGCGGTCGGCCGGAATGAACAATGCCCCTGTGGCTCGGGAATAAAGTACAAAAAATGTCACGGTGCCTGAGTCTTTGTACGACCATGCGGGCCTTATTGTCTTGCTATTGCTCTTATGGTTCGCCTTTCTGATTGATTTCATATTGGCGAGGTGACGGGAGTTAAGTAGAATTGCTGCGGGTGCTTGAGGCTATCTGCCTCAGGCATGAACACCAAAGGCAGATAGAGAAAAGCCCCAGTTAACATTACGCGTCCTGCAAGACGCTTAACATTAATCTGAGGCCATATCTATGCGACACATAGAGATTAGCCTCTTACGGACCGAAAGGTCAAGGAGAAGCAGGCTATGAAGCAGCAAAAGGCGATGTTAATCGCCCTGATCGTCATCTGTTTAACCGTCATAGTGACGGCACTGGTAACGAGGAAAGACCTCTGCGAGGTACGAATCCGAACCGGCCAGACGGAGGTCGCTGTCTTCACAGCTTACGAACCTGAGGAGTAAGAGACCAGGCGAGGGAGAAATCCCTCGCCACCTCTGATGTGTCAGGCATCCTCAATGCACCCGCACTTAACCCGCTTCGGCGGGTTTATTTTATCTGTAAATATTTTTATAAAAATAATGCCCACACACAGCATAAAACAAAAAGTATCACAGATAAAAAAGGAGCGTAATGTGCAGATTTGTTGTTTTCCATATTTACTCACTTTAACATAATCAATATTGATATGGTTGTTGTTTCGGTGGTTTCAAACGAGATGTTATGGTGATCTGGTAAAATTACATAACATTAAAATTTAATTTATCTAATCGCTTTTAATAATAAGCGTTGTGTTTATCCCAACAATCTGTTGTTTGACTTTTATTCCATTAATGTAGGGGCTTTACACTGGAACCAGTTTATTTATACTTTATACGCCAGCCTGAACAACTGGCACCTGCTGCGCCAGCAGAGACAACCGATGGCGCACGATACCAAATTACACAATTCTGATGATTCTGCCGTCTTTGCCAGCAGGTGCGGACGGCGTTTTCATGCATTCAAATCGGACTGGTTCCAGCATCCACCATGCACTGAAGAGCAGGCTGAATGGATAATTCAGTGTTACCGCAGGCGCGGATACGAGGTTAAAAAAGCCCTTAGCCTCGACTACCGTCACTGGATAATCTCCGTCAGGCTTCCTTACTCCGAACGCCCACCGCGTCCGTCCCGCACATTCCAGCAACGCATCTGGAGGTAACGTGCGGGTATTACTTCGACCTGTTCTGGTACCGGAACTCGGGCTGGTGATCGTTAAGCCGGGCCGTGAATCCATGCCGGTATTCCACAATACCCGGGTACTGGTGGAGCCGGAACCGAAAAGCATGCGTGGTCTGCCGTCCGGAGTTGTTCCTGCCGTTCGCCAGCCGCTGGCGGAAGATAAATCATTACTGCCATTTTTCAGCGACGAACGGGTGATTCGTGCTGCCGGCGGCGCTGGTGCACTGTCTGACTGGCTCCTGCGTCATGTTAAATCCTGCCAGTGGCCTCATGGTGACTATCACCACAGCGAAACCGTCATACATCGTTACGGCACCGGCGCGATGGTGTTGTGCTGGCACTGCGACAACCAGCTGCGTGACCAGACCTCAGAATCACTTGAGCAACTTGCTCAACAAAACCTGACAGCATGGATGATTGACGTCATCCGTCACGCAATAAGCGGTGCGCAGGAGCGGGAATTATCGCTGGCTGAATTATCCTGGTGGGCTGTCTGCAATCAGGTGGCGGACGCACTACCGGAGGTAGTATTACGTCGTTCTCTGGGGTTACGTGCGGAAAAAATTCGCTCGGTGTACCGCGAAAGCGACATCATACCGGGAGAGCAGACAGCCACCAGCATACTGAAGCAGCGCACAAAAAATATTGTGCTATCGCCTCACGTCCACCAGCAACAGAACTCACCGCAGGAAAAGGCGGTGGTCAGCATTGCCGTTGATCCGGAGTCTCCGGAATCTTTCATGAAACGACCTAAACGTCGCCGTTGGGTTAACGAGAAATACACGCGCTGGGTGAAGACACAGCCGTGTGCGTGTTGTGGTAAGCCAGCCGACGATCCCCATCACCTGATTGGTCATGGTCAGGGCGGAATGGGGACAAAATCCCACGATATTTTCACGCTACCGCTGTGCCGGGAGCATCACAACGAACTTCATGCGGATCCGCTGGCGTTCGAAGAAAAGCATGGTTCTCAGGTTGATTTAATTTTTCGTTTTCTTGATCACGCCTTTGCAACCGGTGTGCTCGGGTAAAAGAGGTTACTGATGCGTATAGAGTTTGTTTTGCCTTACCCGCCGACGGTGAACACCTACTGGCGTCGTCGTGGCAGCACATATTTTGTATCAAAAGCCGGTGAGCGTTATCGCCGTGATGTGGCGCTTATTGTTCGCCAGCAGCGGCTGAAATTAAACCTGTCCGGAAGGCTGGCGATAAAGATTATTGCAGAGCCACCGGATAAGCGCCGTCGTGACCTGGACAATATTCTGAAAGCACCACTGGATGCGCTGACGCATGTGGGACTGCTTATCGATGACGAGCAGTTTGATGAAATCAATATAGTACGCGGTAAGCTCGTTCCTGGTGGTCGGCTGGGCGTGAAGATTTGCGAAATTAGAGGTGATAGTAATGGGGCGTGATATGTATGAGGTTTTAGACCGCTGGGGGGCATGGGCTGCAGCAGAAAATAGTGGTGTCGACTGGCAGTCGATAGCGGCAGGCTTCAAGGGGCTTCTACCACACGGTAAAAAGTCACGCCTCCAGTGCGATGATGATGAAGGAATTATGATTGATGGATGTGTGGCCCGGTTGCGGAAATATAAGCCAAAAGAATATGAGCTGATAATTGCACACTTTGTCATCGGGATTTCGCTCCGTACAATTGCAAAGAAGCGGAAGTGTTCAGATGGTACAATACGAAAAGACATGCAAACAGCAATGGGGTTTATTGATGGCTGCTTGTCATTTTTCATTTACTACAATGACTTAAGTTCTATGTAAAATCGTTCTACTTTCCCAACTTTTATGTGTATATAATACCAGGATAAAGTAATGGAGAATCTTGTGAACATTCAGGCAGTAGACATTTTTTGTGGTGCGGGGGGCTTAACTTTTGGGCTAAAAAAAGCCGGGATTGAGGTTTCTCATGGTATTGATATTGATGAATCCTGCCGTTTTGCTATTGAGAGCAATAATCCTTTAACGCAGTTCATTAATCAGTCAGTTACAGAACTGCAATCCTGCGATGTGTCTGCTATGTTCAGGGAAGGAAATATTAGATTGCTTGCTGGATGTGCTCCTTGCCAACCGTTTTCCAAGTATCGTAATCCAAATAGCCGTAAAGACGATACAAAGTGGCGTTTGTTATATGAGTTTCAAAGGCTTGTAAGTGATGTCATGCCAGAGCTTGTGACGATGGAGAATGTTCCTCAACTTAGAAACCATAAGGTTTTTGAAGGGTTTGTTAGTGCATTAAAGACTCTTGGATATCATTTGTGGTACGACGTTGTAAGATGTTCTGAGTATGGCTTACCTCAAAATAGACGTAGATTAATTCTAATTGGTTCCCAATTGGGGCCGATCAGCCTTGATCAAAAAAAAGTTAGCCGTAAAGTTACTGTTAAGGATGCTATTGGTAGGTTGCCAAAAGTAGGGGCAGGTGAGAAGCTGGAAAGCGATCCCTTGCATCGTTCGCCTAAATTGATGGATATCAATCTTAAACGAATCATGCATTCTTTACCTGGTGGTACATGGGATGACTGGCCTGAAGAAATTAGAGCAGACTGTCATAAAAAGAATTCAGGTGCTACCTATAAAAGCGTTTATGGACGGATGGTTTGGGACGATACTAGCCCTACGATAACTACCCAGTGTTATGGATATGGAAATGGACGATTTGGCCATCCTGAGCAAAATCGCGCCATAACTTTGCGTGAAGCTGCGATTTTGCAATCCTTTCCAATGGATTATAAATTCCTTGACAAGGAGACGCCTTTTTCATTCCAAAAATTGGGGACAATGATTGGAAATGCTGTTCCCCCTATAATTGGTCAGATAATAGGGGAAACATTTATCAGACATGTTGAGGGGATAAATACCCGTTAGAGGTAATATAATTTTCTGTTGAGTTGATTAATAAACGCAAATATAGATCAATTCTTTCTGACCTCGATTTGACTTCTTCTAAAGGGTCTATTTGACCTTTTTTAGAAAAGCTGGTACTTCCATGTGCCAGCTCATTTCTGATATCTTTAAGTAAATCTAAGTCAACGCCATTTCTACACTCTGGTGAGTTTGCAACAGTTATTCCGTAAGCTTGTGTTATTTTGTGCAATACAGACTTGCAAACATTACCATTGAATTCTTTACGTATGTTTAATGAGGCTGAAATGATCCTTTTAGATATATCGGAACCAATTTTTTGATAAAGAGATTTTCCCGATTCATTATCTGAAATGATACGGTGCAAGATATTTACTTGGAATTTCTCCCTGAGTGATGCGTAATTTACTTCATTATCTTGCAAATGGTCATAAATTGACTCAATGCATCCTCTGGCAGTGTTTTCAACCTGATTGTACAGCATCATGTGCACGGATGATTTTAAAATGTTAACCCTAAGGGTATTAGATTCTATTTCATCTTTATGCGTTTGCTGATCTAAATGCTGAGTCTGAGCCTCTAAAGATGACGCAAGAGAAAGCAATTCCATAATATCTCTTGCTCTTTCTTCGTATTCATCTCTTAAATCAATCAAACTCATAGTTACATTCCTAATAATTTATCTTTGACATAAAATATTCTGTTTTTGAGTTGGCTGGTGTTGTTGGCACTATCAGCAGTAACTATGGTTTCAAATTCCTCCCCAAACAGCCAGTCTCCTACAGGAATAACCGGAGCCTGTAGATGTGGATTGGCTTTTAAGGCAAGAGCAGTTCCCACTGCTATGGCTTCGTATCTTGCACGGGGGGTGGTTTTACTTGTTGCTGTCTTTTTAAACCCCATAGGAAAATGAGCATCTACAAAAGCAAGCATGCTCTCAAAATCATGTTTAAAATTGTCAACATCTTGTTGTGTAACCCTTTCGGCTTGAACATTAAGATAATTGTCAATAAAAGGAGCGACATAACCCTTATAATTTTCTAAATCATTTAAGTATGCAAAAAATCTCAAAACTAACTCACGATGATCGCCATTCGAACGCTTCCTGTCTGATAATGGAGCTAGGCTAGCGAAAAGTGGATTTGTTGAGCAAGGGGTCACAACGTCTCTATAGAAAATTGAAGTAGCCGCATCTGAACCATGTCTAACCTCCATAGCTTCCAATCTCTTAACACCTGAGTTTATCCTTTCGAATAAATCTCTCCTATGTTGCTCCTCAACATCACCTTTCAATTCAATAAATCTTAGTGATGCCCTTAAAAATCGTCTTTGGCGACTAGCCAAAAGATCTGAAAATTTGAAACCCTCTAAACTTTTGAGTTCTTTTAAATCTTTTAATTCAAACTGATTGTTCCAAAAGTAATAAATTGAGCGAATCCTTTGTGAGCCGTCAATGATTTCTACCCGACCATCCAATTCTGGATCTTCATTAAATACGTCTGCAATGTAAAGATACGGTATTGGAAAATCTAATAATATGCTTTCGATAAATCGAGAGGCTGTTTTGATATCCCATTTGTAGTCGCGTTGATAATCAGGAATAAAAAGTTCGTTTTTGTCAGTTTCAAGATTATCGCCATACTTTTGTACAATTACTTCAACGGTCCATTCACGTACGTTGTATCCAATGCTTCTCTGTGCGAGCCTAATCTCGTTGTCGGCAGAGGTGACCAAGGCTGCGATTTCAGCCTTTTTTCTGTTTTTCGCGTTTTCATCTTGAATCTGATCAAGCTCTTCTTTAAGTTCTTTGAGTGTAGTCATATAACAGTTCCTTTAATTGAATATGGATTGTAAGAAAACTATAACGCGTACGCAAAAAATATTGTATCGTGTTAAGAGTGGTTGCTTCGCCACGCAGCTTAAAACCGCCGCAGAGCGGGTTTTTTTATGCCTGAAAATTGCTGCAGTACGTTAAACGCGCTGGTGGTTGCGAATACTGATCTTTCAGCTTGCTGGCTTTTTGGACAAGAGTTATTGGTATGTCACGTTAACCAGAAAAGGGAAAAGACATGCTAAAACAGCAGGATATGACTGAAACCGCCAGAGTGGTATTTAATGAATTAAGCGTCACCGAACCGGCGACCGTCGGGGAAATTGCGCAGAATACTTACCTTTCACGCGAACGCTGTCAGTTAATACTGACCCAGCTTGTTATGGCGGGTCTGGCAGATTATCAGTTCGGTTGTTACAGACGCCTTCCTCAGTGAAGGCTTTTTTATTTGTGGTAATGGGCGGCTGGTGGGTGTTAGCGGCACCTGCCAGCCATCTGCTCATGCGTTGGGGTCACAAGCAAACCTCAGGCCCATCTGCTTTGCGCAAAAGCGGTATGAGCCTATCAGAGAAGTGCTTATTGATCTATGGCTAATACTGTAAAAATATCCAGTTGTGAGTTAATCAACGCTGATTGCCTGGAATTTATCCAGACCTTACCGGAAAACTCTGTCGATCTTATAGTCACAGACCCGCCATACTTTAAAGTGAAACCCGAGGGCTGGGATAACCAGTGGAAGGGCGACGATGATTATCTGAAATGGCTGGACCGATGTCTGGCGCAGTTCTGGCGGGTACTGAAGCCTGCCGGAAGTCTCTACCTGTTCTGTGGTCATCGCCTGGCATCTGATATCGAAATCATGATGCGTCAGCGCTTTAATGTACTGAACCACATTATCTGGGCGAAGCCGTCCGGACGCTGGAACGGATGCAACAAGGAAAGCCTGCGGGCGTATTTCCCGGCAACAGAACGCATTCTGTTTGCAGAACATTATCAGGGGCCATACCAGCCCAAAAATGACGGCTATGCGGCAAAGGGGCGCGAGCTAAAACAGCACGTCATGGCCCCGCTGATTTCTTACTTTCGTGATGCGCGTGAATCACTGGGAATAACGTCAAAACAGATAGCGGAAGCCACCGGAAAGAAAAACATGGCTTCGCACTGGTTTGGTACCAGTCAGTGGCAGTTACCGAACGAGGGTGATTACAACAAATTGCAGGAGTTGTTTGCGCGTGTTGCGGCAGAAAAACATCAGCGCGGGGAACTGGAAAAGCCACACCACCAGCTGGTCAGCGCATACAGTGAACTGAACCGGCAATATGCCAGCCTGCTGGCAGAGTACAAATCTTTACGGCGTTATTTTTCCGTATCGGCTGCTGTTCCTTATACGGATGTCTGGACGTACAAGCCAGTGCAGTATTATCCGGGCAAACATCCCTGTGAAAAACCAGCGGATATGTTACGTCAGATAATTACCGCCAGCAGTCGTCCGGGAGACTTGGTTGTCGACTTTTTTATGGGGTCAGGCTCCACAATTAAAGCCGCAATGACGCTGGGGCGTCGGGCAATTGGTGTGGAACTGGAAAAAGAGAGATTTAATCAAACTGTAACTGTAATAGAAAATAATCTTTAAACACGCTTTCTATTATTTATTAATTATTGAAACAATAAAAACATATGAGTATATTTACAAATATTGACATTGATTTTTATTGAAAAAATATCTTATCTCGTTAATATTCTCACCCGGTTCCGAGGGGGTATTGCTGGGGCATTTTATTTTTCTTGAGGAACCATTGCCGACTTAGCTCAGTAGGTAGAGCAACTGACTTGTAATCAGTAGGTCACCAGTTCGATTCCGGTAGTCGGCACCATATGCGGGTATCGTATAATGGCTATTACCTCAGCCTTCCAAGCTGATGATGCGGGTTCGATTCCCGCTACCCGCTCCAGCAGAGGACGATGCTAGGCCGTTTCAGGCACTGACACATTATATGTGTGGGATGTTTTTAACCTAACTCCTTACCACATCCTGTTCTGTAATGAATATTATTTATTACGGTACCAGTGCTGTTTTTTTACAATAGTGGAATGGTGCATTACTGGTGGAGATTTGTATTTCCTGGCAGGGCTGGTAATGTATCATTCCGGTGTTGTAAATGACACCCCAGAGACGTTCCTCAGTGCGAGGGTGGTTGAAAGAGTCGGTTTTGCGGGAAACCACAGCATCCATGCAGGACTGGATGTTTCGGGAGGCACCCGACGTCTCTGGTCATAATAAAATCATCGTTTTCTCTTCATGCCATTTTATGCCATAGACCGCCACGCCAGGCGGTTTTTTTTTATTCAGAATTCAGTATTTATGCGGCTCGCTACGGCGGGCCTTTTTCATATCCGCGCCACGCCCGGCGAATATCAAAAACCACAGAGCCTTTCAGGGGTGAGCTTACGGGATGGTCAGTGTGACTTTCTCTGTGGGCTGGTCACCCCCGGGCGCAGGCTCACCCACTAAAAGGAAAAGTCACGATGTTTGGTATTTTCAAAAAGAAAACCCGCAAGGCCATTACTGAAGTGAAGAAGATGGAGAACCGCGACGCAGTGGAGGCGACTGTCTGGGGCGCGTATTCCATAGCATTCGCCGACGGCACCTGTGATGCGAAAGAAATCGCTGTGCTGGAGAAAACCATTGCAGCACTTCCTGCTTTTGCGCCGTTCTCGGGTGAGATTGCACAAATGAGTGCAAATATCCGCGCCCGTTATGAAGCGTCGCCGCGCTCTGCCAATGCTGAAGCCCTTCGCCAGCTGGCTGATGTTGCCGGTACTGATGATGCAGTTAATGTACTGTGCCTGTGTCTGGATATCGCAGACCAGGATGGCATTGGTCCGGATGAAGAAGCGCAGCTCAAGAAAATTGCTCAGGCGCTGCAGTTACCGCTGGAGCAGTACCTGTGAAAAGTGCGCGCCTTGTGCTGGCTGCCATCCTGCTGTTTCTGGTAGTGGCGGTGGATTTCACCGGACGGCTGATGTCGGTGCTGGCAGATGGTGTGCTGGTGGCGATGGCGCTGGTCGTGCTCCGGCCTTTACTGCGTAAATCTGAATAACACCACACAAAAGGCATCTGCGGGTGCCTTTAACGGGGTGTTTTTTACGGGCCGCTGGTGGCCCTTTTTTATTTACAGGAGAAAAAAGTATGTCTGAACCCTTATCCGGTTCCGGCACAGCTGCGGCGCTCGGTGGGGCGACGGTGTACGGGCTGTTTACCGGAACGGATTTCGGGATTGTGTTTGGTGCGTTCGCCGGGGCGTTATTTGTGGCAACGATGCCGCAGGCGCTTTCAGCCTGGCGTGTGGCGGCGCATTTTCTGGTGTCGTTCATTATCGGCGTGCTGGGCGCAGAGGTTCTGGCATCCTGGCTGGTAAAGCATACAGAGTTTGACGGTGCACCTGTCGACGCATTGTGTGCAGTACTGGTGTCAGTGGTGTCGGTGAAGATTCTCTCGTTCATCCACCAGCAGGATATTGCATCGCTGGTGTCCGGCCTGTTCTCCCGCCTGCGGGGTGGAGGAGGCGGCAATGTTAAGTAACCTTCCCGGATTACTGAATGTGGCGTTATGCACGGTTATCGTGCTGACGCTCTTTTTTTATCGTCGCCGTGATTCCAGACATAAACCGCTGATGTCATGGCTGGCCTGGCTACTGATGCTGCTTTATGCCTTTGCACCACTCAGCTATCTGTGTGGTCGCCCGTTAGCGGCGAACTGGCTGGCGGTGGGGCTTAATCTGCTGTTCTGCGTGTTGGTGATTCGCGCACGCGGGAACGTTTCAAAAATCTTTGTATTACGAAGGCGCTGATATGAAGTCGAAAGATGAAATTTTTGACGAAGTTCTGGGAAAAGAGGGCGGTTACGTCAATCACCCGGATGATAAAGGCGGACCGACAAAATGGGGTATTACTGAAAAAGTTGCCCGTGCGCACGGATACCAGGGCGATATGCGTGATCTGACGCGCGGACAGGCGCTGGAAATACTCGAGGCGGACTACTGGTATGGACCACGTTTTGACCAGGTGGCAGCGTTATCCCCTGATATTGCCGCAGAGTTGTGTGATACGGGCGTGAACATGGGGCCAACCGTGGCGTCAAAAATGCTTCAACGCTGGCTTAACGTTTTCAACCTGCGCGGGAAACTGTATCCGGATATGGATGCTGATGGACGCATCGGGCCGCGTACTCTTAATGCGCTACGGGCATATATGAAAAATCGTGGCAGGGATGGCGAACTGGTCTTACTAACCGCGCTGAACTGTACGCAGGGTGACCGTTATCTGGAGCTGGCAGAGAAACGCGAGGCCAACGAGTCGTTTGTCTATGGCTGGATGAAAGAACGCGTGGGAGTGTAGTTGAAATTCCACTTTTCAATGAAGTCGGTAAATCCACTTTGCAGATAGCACGACATTAGACTTACTGAAAAAGCAAAACCCCGGCTGGGGGAACAGTCCGGGGTTTTCTGTTTCTGACCTTGGGTAAGGCAAAGTAGAACATGAGGAAGTATAAACCAATTCTGTTGAGGTTGACTATGAAAAACGGCCTTGAATTGAAAGCGCCTGTAACTGATGACATCAGCAGAGCGGTGGCTTTTGCCATTAAGTGGGTGGCTGTCGGTATCGCTGTGTCTCCGATTCTGTATGGGATGGCAAAATTGATCATTGCTGTGAAATCGTAAGTGGTGCGGGGGTAAATATGTCAGATAGCATCATAAAACTAGCGAGGATTCTCTGTGTGGTTGTTGGCCTTTCATTTTCAGTGATGCTGGTTGCTATTTTCATTGCTACTGCCTGGAGAGTCTTGAGCTTATCTGGATTGATTGGTGGATAGCTGACATGAGCCGAAAACACTGGACACACAGAGTGCCGCGAACGGCGGCGAAATGGGCACTGGTAGCGATACTGGTGCCTTTTTTTCTGGTGGGATGCGTCAGCCTGGATAAGGCGCGCCAGCTTTTCGATACAGCTTCTCAGGTCTGTGAAATTGTCGACGGTGTTCGGCAGTGTATGCAGAACTGATCGCCTGTAAGAGCAGAATATTTTGCTGAAAAATGAAGGATGCGCCGGCGTCCGGAAAGCATGAAATTCTGTGTTTGTGGCTACTCAATAAAATAAATTCTTTCTGTCGCCGCGAATACTCAAATGTTGATCAGCGCCCGGGGCGGTGACGGGCTTCGATATCAGGAGAAGATAATGGAAAAGAAAGAAGACAAACCAATGGTAATTGGTGCTGTGGCTGTTCCGTTTAAGTTTGAACTGTCACAACTGGTGGAGATGCGCATCAGTGATGAATGGGGTGAGGTTAAAGCTCGCGCGCAGTATGCGGATGGCGAAAACCAGTACTTGATCCACTACAAGGCTGCTGATGGTCGCGCCACAACGGCGTGGTTTGGTGAATCAATGCTGGAAGCAACAGAAGATGCTCGTCATCCGGGCTGTCCGGTATTTGCCTTCATGAAATTACCGTAAGGTGCGGTAGTTAATGAGTAACAGGCATTACAGCAGCTCTTCAGCGAGGGGCTGCGATAATGTGAGGAATAAAAAACCGGCAGGGGAAATCCATTGAAGATTTGCCGGTGGCGAAAGATGGCCATGTTTTTAACCTTAGTAGCAGAGTTACGGAGTGCAACAACGGATGCTGCCGGTATAGGACTGAATGGCGTTTCAATGATGTACATCATCTTATCCGCAAATTTCAATGATAAATGTTCTCATTTGCGCGGGTCCTTTCTGAAATCTGAAACACCGGGGGGCGGCAGACGCGCAAAAACGCGCTATTTATGAAAATTTTCAGGGAACCATGTCCGGTTTCCCTACTGGTTAACTATATGAAAAATATAAAAACAAGCTTTTTGTGAACCGGACATGTACAAAAAACGAACATGCAAACCGGACATGGGCGGTTTTCTGATTGTGAGGTGAGAGTTTTTGCGAGGTAAGTCGTGGCTACGCAGACTGAAGTTGCCAGGCATTTGAGTCTGACCGATCGCCAGCTTCGCAGATTGCAGAAATTGCCTGGTGCCCCGGTCTCGAATAAACGGGGGCATCATGACTTGGATGCCTGGCGTGATTTTTACATATCGTATCTGAGGAGAAGTAAAAATGATGTGTCTGATGGTGATAGCGAAGAAGACTATGAAGAAAAATTACTTATCGCCAGATGGAAATTGACTGAAGAACAGGCAATAGCACAGCAATTAAAAAATCAGGTAACTGAAGGCAGACTTATTGATTCAGGGTTTTGCGTTTTCGCTCTCAGCAAACTGGCGATGGCATTGTCCAGTACGCTTGATTCCATTCCTTTATCCATGCAGCGACAGTTTCCGGATTTAACTCCGCGTCATATTGATCATCTGAAAACTCTTATCGCAAAGGGAGCGAATCAGTGCGCGCGGGCAGGGGATAAATTACCGGAGTTACTCGATGAATATATCCGAATTACAGCTGAATAATATGATGATCGCCGTCACAACCGCATTGCAGCCACTAATAAGGGCACTGCCGGTGACGCCAGTTGAATGGGCTGATCAAAATTATTATCTGCCTAAAGAGTCGTCATATGTTGATGGAGAATGGAAGACCCTGCCGTTTCAGGTTGCCATCATGAACAGCATGGGAAATGACCGGATCCGTACTGTTAATCTGATTAAATCGGCGCGTGTGGGTTACACCAAAATGCTGCTGGGCGTGGTTGGGTATTTTATTGAGCATAAATCCCGTAACAGCCTGCTCTTCCAGCCGACAGATTCTGCAGCTGAAGATTTCATGAAAGCGCATGTGGAGGCTACGCTGCGGGATGTCCCCTGCCTTAAAGCGTTATCGCCATGGCTGGGAAGAAAGCACCGTGATAATACACTCACCCTGAAGCGTTTTTCCTCCGGCGTGGGGTTCTGGTGCCTGGGCGGTGCCGCAGCTAAAAACTACCGTGAAAAATCTGTGGATGTGGTCTGCTATGACGAACTCTCCTCGTTTGAACCGGATGTGGAAAAAGAAGGTTCGCCGACGCTTCTTGGCGATAAACGTATCGAAGGCTCGGTATGGCCTAAATCCATACGCGGTTCAACGCCAAAAATTAAAGGTTCCTGTCAGATTGAGAAAGCCGCGAATGAATCTGCGCATTTCATGCGGTTTTATGTTCCTTGCCCTCATTGCGGGGAGACCCAGTATCTGAAGTTTGGCGATGATGCGACGCCGTTTGGCCTGAAATGGGAGAAGGGTAAACCGGAAACGGTGTATTACCTGTGTGAACACAATGGCTGTGTGATCCGCCAGTCGGAACTTGACCAGACCGACGGACGCTGGATTTGTGACAATACCGGGATGTGGACGTGTGACGGCCTGACATTTTACAGCGCCGGTGATGAGGAGATACCGCCACCGCGCTCAATCACGTACCACGTGTGGACGGCGTACAGTCCGTTCACCACCTGGGTACAGATTGTTTATGACTGGCTGGATGCGCTGAAGGATCCGAACGGCGTCAAGACGTTTATTAACACCACGCTCGGAGAACCCTATGAAGAGGCCGTGGCAGAAAAGCTGAGTTTCGAGTTATTGCTGGAAAAGGTCTGTCACTATGGCGCGCAGGTTCCCCTGCGGGTGGTTTACCTGACTGCCGGGATCGACTCCCAGAAAGATCGCTATGAAATTTATGTCTGGGGCTGGGCTCCCGGCGAAGAAGCCTTTCTGATTGACAAGCAAATTATCATGGGGCGACCGGAAGACGAGGACACCCTTAAACGTGTTGATGCGGTGATCAGGAAAAAATACCTCCATGCTGACGGTACTGAAATTTCCATTTCCCGCGTCTGCTGGGATACCGGTGGTATCGACCAGGACATTGTGTATCAGCGTTCCAGAAAACACGGCACTTTTTTTGTGCTTCCCATTAAAGGGGCATCGGTGTACGGCAAGCCGGTGATCACCATGCCCAAAAAGCGCAACCAGCGTGGGGTGTTTTTGTGTGAGGTGGGCTCTGATACCGTCAAGGAAATGCTGTACGCCCGTTTTGCCCTGCCGGTGGTCTCTGCCAGTGACGCCGCCCCGTATACCTTCCGTTTTCCGGATAACCCGGACATTTTTTCGGAAGAAGAGGCGCGTCAGATCGTGGCGGAAGAACTGGTGGAGAAGGTGGTTAATGGCAGGGTGAAACTGCTGTGGGATAAAAAAGGGCGACGCAACGAAGCCCTAGACTGCCTGGTATATGCCTATGCTGCCCTGCGTATTTCAGTTCAGCGATGGCAGCTGGACCTTGAGGCACTGGCCCGGGCACGAAGAGACGAGCAGGACGAGGATGATATGAGTCTGGAAGAAATCGCGGCTGCACTGAGTGGAGGATAAGTGATGATTTATACACATGAGATGCTTTGCGAAGCGCGTCGGGCGCTGCATGAACTGATGATAGGGCGTGCTGTGGCTTCTGTCAGTAAGAACGGACGACAGGTACAGTATTCGCGGGCGACGATTAATGAATTACGGCGATATATTGAGGAAATTGAAAGTGCGCTTGGAATGTCCGGTCGTCGCCGTGGCCCTGCAGGAGTACGACTGTGAGCGGGGGACTGGTGGATCTTCACGGGCAACCTTTGCGGCAGAGTATGGGATATTCCGGCAGCGGCTCCGGATTCGGAGGGCAACTGGCTGAATGGTTGCCAGCACCGGAAAGTGCCGATGTGGCGCTCTTACCTTCCATTCAACTGGGTAACGCCCGTGCAGACGATCTGGTCCGTAACAACGGTATTGCCGCAAATGCTGTAGAAATTCATAAAGACCATATCGTCGGTCACATGTTTCGCCTGAGCTACCGACCCAACTGGCGCTGGCTGGGGATGTCAGAAGCTGATTCGCATGCCTTTATTGAAGATGTGGAGGCGGCGTGGATGGAATATTGCGATCCGGTATTTGGTTCGATGGATGTGGAAGGGCGTCGCTCGTTTACCGAATTTATTCGTGAAGGGGTGGGGGTCCATACTTTTAACGGTGAAATTTTTGTCCAGCCCGTATGGGATACGGAATCCACGTCATTATTCAGAACAAAATTCAAGACCATCAGTCCGAAGCGCGTCAGCACGCCCGGTTATGGCATCGGCGATCGTTTTATGCGTGCCGGAGTGGAAATCAACCGTCACGGAAAGGCGATGGCTTATCATGTTCAGGACGATGACTGGCCTGGCTACGGTGTCAGCAACTGGACACGGATTGCGGCGACGCTGCCCTCCGGGCGACCGGGAATGATCCATGTGTTTCAGCCGCAGGAGGACGGACAGACGCGCGGGGCCAACCAGTTTTATTCCGTGATGGAGCGCCTCAAGATGCTCGACACACTACAGGCCACGCAACTGCAGTCGGCGGTGGTGCGGGCGATGTATGCCGCGACGATTGAATCCACACTGGATTCGGAAAAAGCATTTGAATATATCGCCGGGGTGGGAGATGGCGGTAAAAATCCCCTGAACACCATCATGAAAGGCTATGCGCGCTATTACGCCACCAATACGGTAAAGATGGGGGGGGTTCGTATTCCGCATCTTTATCCGGGGGATTCACTGAATCTGCAGACAGCACAGAATGCGGATAATGGTTTTTCTGAACTGGAAAAGGCGCTGTTACGTTACATTGCTGCCGGACTGGGCGTGTCCTATGAGCAGCTTTCCCGCGATTATTCACAGGTCAGTTATTCCAGTGCCAGAGCATCCGCCAATGAGTCGTGGCGGTATTTTATGGGGAAACGAAAATTTGTGGCCAGCCGACTGGCGTCACAGATGTTTGCCTGCTGGCTGGAGGAAGCCCTTATTCGCGGTGTGATCCGCCCACCGAAATCCCGTTTCTCATTCTGGGAGGCCCGTTCCGGGTGGTGTCGTGCCGAGTGGATTGGTGCCGGCCGCATGGCGATTGATGGCCTTAAGGAGGTGCAGGAGGCGGTGATGCGTATTGAAGGTGGCCTGAGCACGTACGAGAAGGAGCTGGCCCTGATGGGTGATGACTATCAGGAGATTTTCCGCCAGCAACTGCGTGAAAGCCAGGAGCGACAGGCGGCTGGTCTTCCCCGCCCCATCTGGATAAAGGATACGTTTCAGCAGCAGATCCGACAGACAACGGGAGAAAAAGTCGATGCGTCGTAATTTATCGCATATTGCCGCCATGGCATTTAATGAACCGCTTTTACTGGAGCCCGCCTATGCGCGGGTTTTCTTTTGCGCGCTGGGTAAAGAGATGGGGGCCGGCAGCCTTGCCGTTCCTCAGCAGGCTGTTCAGCTTGATGCTGACGGTATGCAACTGGCTGTGACTGACTATATGGCGGGCGGTCAGCGCCCGGCGAAGAGTTACCAGGTGAAGAATGGCATCGCCATTCTGCCAGTGAGCGGCACGCTGGTGCATAAACTGGGTACCCTGCGGCCTTACTCCGGCATGACAGGCTATGACGGTCTGACTGCTCGTCTTCAGATGGCGGTGAATGATCCGGATGTGCGCGGCATTTTGCTGGATATCGACAGCCCAGGCGGTCAGGCTGCCGGGGCGTTTGACTGTGCTGACATGATTTACCGTCTGCGGGAACAGAAGCCCGTGTGGGCGCTGTGTAATGACATGGCCTGTTCAGCCGCCATGTTGCTGGCGGCAGCCTGTACCCGTCGGCTGGTCACGCAGACGGCAAAAATTGGTTCGATTGGCGTGATGATGGCGCACACCAGTTATGAGAAACAACTGGCACAGGAAGGGGTGGACATCACGCTGATTTACTCCGGGCAGCACAAGGTTGACGGCAACAGTATTCAGGCATTGCCGGCAGGTGTGCGTGCAGATTTTCAGCGCCGTATTGATGAGGCCCGCCGGATGTTTGTCGACAAGGTGGCGCTTTATACGGGGCTGAGTTCAGAGGCTTTGATGAATACCGAGGCTGCCGTTTATGACGGTCAGGCAGGCATTGATGCAGGCCTGGCTGATCAACTGATTAATGCTGCAGATGCCGTTGAAGTGATGGTTTCTGCACTGAATGACTCTGTTACGAAGGAGAATGCAATGACTGTTAAAAATCTCACCGTTGCTGAAGCGGTGGCCCAGGAAAATCAGCGCGTGATGGGGATCCTGAATTGTCAGGAGGCGAAAGGGCGCGAGCAACTGGCGCAAATGCTGGCAGGTCAGCCTGGAATGACGGTAGAGCAGGCGAAAGCGTTCCTGGCTGCTGTGCCTGCTGCCAGTGTGGCAAATACAGGTGATCAGATTATGGGGCTGCCGGAAGCAAAGGGGCGTGAGCAACTGGCACAGATGCTGGCAGGTCAGCCGGGGATGACGGTGGAGCAGGCGAAAGCGTTTCTGGCGGCAGCCCCTGCTGCTGGTGCTGCAGGCACAGGCGATCAGATTATGGCGTTACCGGAAGCAAAAGGGCGTGAACAACTCGCGCAGGCGCTGGCTGAACAGCCGGGAATGACCGTTGACCAGGCCAAAACGTTACTGGCGGCGGCACCGGTTGCTGGTTCTGCAAGTGTCGGCGATCAGATTATGGCGCTGCCGGAGGCAAAAGGGCGCGAGCAACTTGCACAGGCACTGACAGAACAACCGGGAATGACGGTGGCGCAGGCGAAAACGCTGCTGGCAGCCGCGCCGGCGGCATCGCAACCGTCACAGGAAACACTTTTTGATCGCTTTATGGCACAGCATGCTGCCAGTGCGGTTTCCGGTGGCGGAACTGCCGGGCGCGGGGAGGAAGACCTGCTGATGAGTATGCCGTAAGCGATATCCGGAATTCAGATAAATCAGGAGGCTGAAAAATGATTAAAACCACCACGGAAAAGCGCGCGGATGTGCACATTTTTGCCGGAAACGATCCGGCGCATACCGCAAAAGCCACCAGTGGTATCAGTGCCGCCATGCCTGCACTGACGCCACTGATGCTGGATGACGCCACCGGTAAACTGGTGGCATGGGATGGTCAGAAAGCCGGAACGGCAGTGGGCGTGCTGGCTCTGGCGCTTACCGGGACCGAGTCCATGCTGACGTACTACAAAAGCGGTACGTTTGCCACTGAGTCGCTGGTCTGGCCTGACTCTGTGGATGCGGTGAAAAAAGCCAACGCATTTGTGGGAAGTGCCATCAGCCACGCCTGATGGTGAAGTGATTAACTGAAAAACGGGTCGCGATGCGGCCCGTTTGTGTTTCTGAAGGAAAATAAATTATGGGGTTATTTACCACGCGTCAGTTACTCGGGTACACCGAGCAGAAAGTGAAATTTCGTGCGCTGTTTCTGGAGCTGTTCTTTCGTCGCACGATCACTTTCCATACTCAGGAAGTCATGCTGGATAAAATTACCGGCAAAACACCGGTCGCGGCGTATGTGTCTCCGGTGGTGTCAGGCAAAGTGCTGCGCAGCCGTGGTGGTGAAACCCGCGTGTTACGTCCCGGTTATGTAAAACCAAAACACCGCTTTGATTATCAGCAGGCAGTGGAACGTCTTCCGGGAGAGGATCCGGCCCGCCTTAATGACCCGGCTTACCGCCGTCTGCGTATTCTGACAGACAACCTGAAACAGGAAGAGCAGGCGATTGTGCAGGTGGAAGAAATGCAGGCGGTCAGTGCCGTTCTGCAGGGTAAATACACCATGAGCGGCGAGCAGTTTGAGACGGTGGAAGTGGATTTTGGGCGTTCTGCCGCCAATAACATTACGCAGGCTGGCGGACGCGAATGGTCACAGCAGAATGCTGACACCTTCGATCCGACGCATGATCTGGATGCGTACTGCGATTTCGCTTCCGGCACCATCAATATCGCAATTATGGACGGCACGGTCTGGCGTATGCTGAACGGTTTTAAACTGTTCCGTGAAAAACTGGATACCCGCCGTGGCTCCAAATCTGAGCTGGAAACGGCACTGAAAGACCTGGGCTCCGTGGTTTCCTTTAAAGGTTATTACGGCGATCTGGCAATTGTGGTGGCGAAGACAACGTATGTTGACGAAAACGGGGATGAACAGCGTTATCTGCCGGAAGGTACACTGATTCTGGGGAACACTCAGGCGGAAGGCGTCCGTTGTTATGGTGCCATTCAGGATAATCAGGCACTGAGTGAAGGGATCACCTCTGCGATTCGTTATCCGAAACACTGGGAGGAAGTGGGGGATCCTGGTTGCGAATATACCATGACGCAGTCTGCGCCGTTGATGGTGCTGCCGGATCCGGATGCGTTTGTGGTGGTTCAGGTGAAATAAGACGGGGCGGGATATTCCCGCCTTTTTCTTTAGCGCACGGGAGAGATGTGATGACAAAAGAGCAGATGACTGAACGTTTGCAGGAACTGGCAGTGATTCTGGGGCGTGAAGCAGATATTTCAGGTTCAAAAGCCGATCTTGAGCAGCGCCTGGCGGAATGGGAAGAGGAGGCCGCCGGATTCGATGGGGAGGAGACAGGGAAGGAAGAGGTGGGCAACGATGCATCCGGCGACGGAATGCATTCTGAGCGGGGACTCGCCCGGGTGCGTATGCTGAAAACGGCGCATATGCCAGCCTGTGATGCTGTGACGGGAAAAATGTTGATGTTTGCCCGGGCCTCCAGTGTTGTGCTGGTTAATGAAGCCGCAGTTCCTGCGTTGCTGGCGGACGGTCTGGCAGAAAAAATCCGGGAGTGATGATGTTCGATAATCTGTTCGATCAGGCCATGAGTGATGCGGATGACATCATCCTGGATACGATGGGGACGGAAATCAGCATATATCCGGGCGGCACGGAAAGAAGAATCCGTGCCGTTTTTGATGCCCCGGCAGATAACACCGGGATGAACACTGGCAGCGGCGAAATTCGTGATACTGCGCCCGTGTTATTTACCCGGAGCACATGGGCCGCCGGTCTGAAAAAATATGACAGGGTCATGATCCACGGCGAACCCTATCAGGTAGTCGATCCCGGCTGGGATGAGTCAGGCACTGCGGGTCAGGGGGTGATTACCATCACCCTTGCGCGTGGAGAGCCGGGGAGAAATACACCTGCTGCACCGGAACGACCGAGTAAACGTTATGGCAGTCAGAGAGCATGAACGAAGCAGTGCCCGGCAGCGACGGCTGGCACGAAACCTCGTCGTCGATATTGATGAAGATGAGGTGCTGAAAATTATCGCTAAACTGGGTGGGTCAAAAAGTCAGATCCGTAAAGCCTGGGGCGTGGCGTTGAAAAGAGCCGCGTCTGCACTGCGGATGAAGGCTATGGCAGAGTTTAAAAAACAGGTTGCCCCACGCAGTCAGAAAATGATCAAAAAGCGTGTTCTGCATAATTTTATCATTCGTCGTAACGGTGATGAGTTTGATGAGGCGAAGGTATGGTTCGGTCTGAACGCCATCAAAGTACGCGATCTGCGCGGACGCATCAGTGGGGGACGACGCAGCGAACGCCATCAGTTGCGCGATGAGCGGGGGCGTTTTGCACCAGCTTCCCGCCGCAGGAAGGCACGGGAGCTCCGTTTTAAACCTGCCGGGGAATCCCTGCCTGTCAGCACCTGGTCAACGAATGATGCCTTTATCAACCAGTTCGAAGCGGAAAATCGTAACGGACGTATATCAAAAAGGAAAACGATACTGATCCGACAGACATCCGGACGACGGAGGGTGCGTGAAGCGGAAATTGATATTTATGAAGCCATGCTGAACCGTATAGAGGATTTTGTTTTTCCGGATGCGGAAGTACTGATCCTGAAAAATTTTGAGCATGAACTGAAATTCCGGGTATTTAAGGGGCTGGAGTGATGGAGCCATTGATGATGGGCGCCTGGCATCAGGCGGTGATTGACAGTCTGAAACAAATTCCCTGGGTGGAAGATGCCGATGAGTACCCGGAAAAAGTGACGCAACTGGTGACGCCTGCCGTGTTTGTGGATGTACCGGGCTGGGACAAGGCTCAGTTTGCCGACGGGCAGACGCGGGTCACGCTGAAATGTGATCTGTTTGTGGTGACAGATCGGGCCGGGAAGACGGAAAACGTGCCAAAACCGCAGATTTTTGCCCGTTGTCTGGCGATGGATTTATCTGACTGGATTGAGGGAGCCACGTTCGGGCTGGATAACGTTGATCCGGCGGTTTTTATCGATGCTGAGGTGGATACCTTCGACCGGCTACTGGACGACTACATCGTTTTCCGTGTCTCTTTTGAACAGGACATTCCGGTCGGCGAAGATCCGTTTGCGGTTCCGGCAGGTGCGCCGTTACAGGAAGTCTGGCTGGGTAAAGTACCGGAAACCGGCAAGAGACATGAGCAGGATTATCGTCTTATCTGGAAATCGGAGGGCACCGGTGATGAGTCTGGCAGATGAAGTGGCTGAGTTACGCCGCAGGGTGGCGGACATGGTCCGTCGCGGCGTGGTGGACGAGGTGATCCCGGGTAGCCCGGTGATGGTTCGGGTGGATATCGGGGATGTGCTTTCGCCTCCGTTGCCCTGGATTCAGGTACAGTCCGGGCGCTACATGCAGGTCAGTAATTACCCGGCTCCCGGAGATGCCGTTACAGTGATATCGGAGGCGGGCGATCTGCGTAACGGTCGGGTGTATCCGGGGGCCAATATTGACGCCATTCCTGTCCCTGAGGGCAGTGAATACGAACATGTTATTTTGTTTGATACCGGAACGGAAATCCGTTACGACCGTCAGGCTAATGCCCTGTCCATCACGCTGGCTGAAGGCGGCAGCTATAAAATTACCGGCAGGGGAACCCTGGACGGTCCGGTAGAAATCACAGATACCCTGACCGTACAGGGTAAAGCAACCATGAATGCTGAGGCGGTGGTTAAGGCGGATCTGATGGTCGGTGGTGAGGTTTCTGATTATCACGGAACGATGAGTCAAATCAGAATTGTCTATAACGGTCACAATCACCGGGGCGACAGTGGTGGCAGCACCGGACAGCCTGGTCAGCAAATGTAATCTCCTTTCAGTTCTTTTTCCGGAATAAACAACATGATTGGTATTGATTCAGGCACCGGCAGATATCTGCACGGTAACGAACATCTGCGTCAGTCCGTCACCGATATTTTGTCAACACCGGTCGGCAGCCGGGTCCTGCTCAGGGAATACGGTAGCAGACTTTTCAGTCTGCTTGATAACCCACAGGATGATTTCACGCGGGTGAGAATTGTCCGTGAAACGGTAACCGCCCTTGAACGCTGGGAACCCCGCCTGACTCTCCGGCGGGTGGAAGTGACGTGGACAGGAGAAGGAAGCGCGTGGCTGACGCTTGTCGGGGTGAATAACGAAACTCAGGATACGATTCGACTCGAGGAGATAAAAATTGGCAACGTCTCAGGCAATCATTGATCTGTCCGCGATACCGGTACCGGATGCGGTGGAAGTGCCGGATACCGCAATGCTGGTCACTCAGATAGTGGCGAAGTATCAGGAGCTGGATACGTTGTTTTCGGCTCTGGTGGAATCTGATCCCGCGTATAAATGGGCAGAGGCGCTGGCTTTTCGGGTGGCGCTGATGCGCCAACAGATAAATGATGCTGTCCGTGCTGTACTGCTTGCCAGTGCCGGTGGGAGCGATCTGGATCAGGTTGGCGCGAATTATCAGGTTCAGCGGCTGGTCATTACCCCGGCAGACGACAGCACCATTCCGCCCACGCCGGCGGTGTATGAAGATGATGACGCTTTTCGCGAACGTATCCAGTTGTCGTGGGCACAGCTCAGCACCGCTGGCGCGAAAAATGCGTATCACTATTTTGCACAAAGTGCTGATCCTGATGTGCTGGATGTGAAGGCTTACGGGCCGGAAACGCATTCGCAGGAAGGCCGGGTTTTTCTTTATGTGTTATCCCGCTCCGGAAATGGCACTGCACCACAACCCCTGCTGGATAAGGTGGCAGCATCAGTCAGTGATGATGAAACCCGTCCCCTGACGGATTTTGTCAGTGTCCGGGCGGCAGAAATTATTCCCTACGATGTGGTGGCGGATATTCATATTCCCTACGGACTGGATGGTGAACTGGTTATGGCAAATGCCCGCAAGGCGCTGCAGTCATACACTGACAGCGTCCACCGGATTGGCTCGGTGGCATCCCGTTCTGGCATGGATGGTGCCCTTCACCAGACTGGAGTGATTACGGTGAATCTGACCTCTCCGGGCAGTGATATCGTTCCTGCGATGGGGCAGGCACCGTGGTGCCGTAAGGTAACGCTGAACAAGGTAGAGACAACTGATGAATGACGATATCAGCAGCATACTGCCGGTCAGTGCCAGCCGGGCAGAGCGGGTGGTGGACTGTGTCGCCGGAGATATGCTGTCAGACATAGCGGTCTGCCTGATCCGCTATGTGAAAAATCCCGATTTATGCCCTGCTGAATTGCTGCCATGGCTGGCCTGGGAAATGGCGGTGGATACCTGGAATGAACACTGGACGGAGACGGAAAAAAGGTCTGCGATAAAACGTGCTGCTTACATCCACCGACACAGAGGGACTAAAGCGGCGCTGATGGCATCGCTGGCTGACAGTCCCTTCCGGTCGCAGATTGTTGAGTGGTATGAGCAGACCCCGCCCGGGGAGCCGTATACCTTTCGTCTGAACGTGGAGCAGAAGGATTTACCGGTGCTGATGAATGATCATCAGGATCTGAAGCATGCGGTGCTCCGTGCCAAAAATCTGCGTAGCTGGTTCAGTATTCACGTTTACGGGAACAGCACAGGGCGGGGATTTGGTTACGGTTATGTGATGGCGACAGAAAAAATCAGAAGTAACGGTGTGATAACAAAGACAGTGCCCACTGGCGGGCAGAGTGAGGCAGGAGTATGAATGGGCTGATTCTGACAACGTCCGGCACTGCAGAAATTGAAGCAGCATATCAGAACGGGCAAACCGTGACCGTCCGGCATGTTCTGCTTGGCGACGGGGGCGGGCAGGCATTGCCATCCACGCCGGATGAAATGGCAGCAATGACATCATTGTACGGCGAATTCGGGCAGGAACCCTTTTCCGACGGTGCGGTGGAGGAGGGCTTCATCAGCGGGGATATTGTGATTGACTGTAAATCATACCCCGGTAAAACCCTTCGTGAACTGGGGATAATTAGCGACAGCGGTACGCTTATCGCGTACGGACGTTATCCGGACACCTTTTTACCAGACCAGACGGACTCTGTTATCAAGGAAGTTATTCTGACGCTGGTTCTTGGGCTGACGCACGCACAAAACGTGGTGCTGGAAGTTGATCCGGACAGGGCCATTGTTACTCAGGAAATCGGAGACAGACGCTATCTGCAACGAAAAAAGAATCTTTCGGATGTGGAAGACAAGGATGAGGCTGTTGAAAACCTCGGATTAAAACCCACGGTGGACAAGGCAAAAAATGCCGTTCAGCGTGATGGTGACACCATGAGCGGGGAACTGAAAATCCGTGGTGTTAATGCGCTGAGGATTTTCAACGAAGCCTTTGGCCTGATTTTTCGTCGTTCGGAAGAGTGCCTGCACCTTATTCCAACACAGGAAAACCAGGGTGAAAATGGCGATATTGGTCCACTTCGCCCGTTCACTATTAATCTGCGGACGGGTGAAATATCCATGTCGCATAAAGTGTCTGTTGGTGGCGGTTCTCAGGTCAATGGTGCACTTGGTATCGGCGTTCAGAACACGCTGGGTGGAAACTCAATAGCGATCGGGGATAACGATACAGGCTTTAAACAGAATGGTGACGGCATGCTGGATGTTTATGCCAATGGTCAGCGAGTATTCCGTTTTCAGAACGGAACAATGCAAAGTGAACGAGGAGTAGTTGTTTCAGGGCAGGTTATACCATCAAACTACGCAAACTTTGATGCCCGTTACCAGACCAAAACAGGCGGCGTTCAGGATGTGCGTTATGGTTCCGAAATGTATTACAACCCGGGAGGTAACCAGATATCCTGGACATTTCGCTCACCTTCAGGCCACGGGTTATCCGGTATTAATGTGCAGGAAACCGGAAGTAATTCGGCAGATAACATCGGCGGCGTGTATTACCGACCGCTTCAGAAACTGATTAACGGCACCTGGTATAACGTGGCGAGTGTTTAACAATGTTGCATTTAAAAAATATTACTGCGGGTAATCCGAAAACCGCGGAACAATATCAGATGACAAGACAACATGGTATCACCTGGCTTTTTTCGGAAGATGACAAAAACTGGTATGAAGAGCTGAAAAATTTTGCCAGTGACACCATAAAAATGGTTTACACCGGAGACGGGCGCGTGGTGTGGGTCGGTAAGGATGTGACAGGCATTGAACCCCGTAACGCCAGTGTTATTGAAGTTCCTGATATTACCGCTAATCGCCGTATTACCGTGCCTGGTTACTGGTTTTACCGCAACGATAAATTTGTCTTCGACTACAAACTTAAAGCGGAAGATGAGCGCGATGCTCTGTTAAAACAGGTCAGCATCATGACCAGCGAATGGGAAAAAGACCTGCTGCTGGGATTAATCAGTGACGAAGACAGGGAGAAGCTGAAAGCGTACCGCATTTACGCGAAATCGCTGCAGGCGATGGATTTCAGCGCTATTACGGATAAGCCCACTTACAACAATATTAGCTGGCCTGAGCAGCCACAAAATACCTGAAAAAGAAGTTAATCATCTGACCGCCTGAGGGCGGTTTTTTTATGGGAGAAATGTATGTCCGGATTACATGGTGTTGAAACCATTGAACTGACGACAGGCACGGTTGCCGTGCAGACCATCTCCACGGCAGTGATTGGCCTGGTGGGGACAGCGCCGGACGCCTCTGGTGGTGTGTGCGCTTCCGGCACAGCCGGCTCCTGGCTGCTGGGAACGGCGCTGGATTTCACGGCGAAACAGGAAGGTCGGGCCGGTAATAAGATTTCGGTTGTTGCTGTGGCTGCCACAGAACAAAACGCGCAGACAGTTGCCTCACTGAAAGGTACGACCCTGACGATAACACTGGGGACGGACGAACACAGCCAGGTTAACGCCACGGCGGACCGTGTGACTGAAGTGGTGAATGCGCTGGGGGATTCGCCTGTGACGGCGGCTGTCAGCACCCTGAATGCAGGAGGCGCTGAAAATAAAGTGGTGTTGCCGTTCAGCCTGACGTTATCCGGCGGAGAAGATGAGGCGTTCCCGGTCAATACACCAGTGGTGGTGGCAGGGGCCATTACTCAGGCAGGGAAACTGGGCACAGCCGGAACATTATACCCGGCCCTGCGGGATATTTTTGACCAGACTGGTGCGCTGGTGATTGTGGTGCGCGCAGAAAGTAAAACAAAGGCGAAAGAGGCCGAACAGCGTGCGGCGGTGATTCAGGCCATGGAGGCACTGACAGAAAGTAAGGGCGTGACAGGCTATCAACCGCGCATCCTCATTGCCACGGGGTACAGTGAGGATGATGGCGTGGCAAAGGCGCTGGAAACGTATGCCGCGAAGCTGCGGGCAGTGGCCTATATTGACTCGCCCTCAATGGCAACGCCGCAGGATGTGGTTCAGCGGCGCGCGTCATTTGGTGGGCGTGTGGAGCTGCTGCGTCCGCGCGTGTCAGTGACGGATGACAGCGGGCAAACGATATTTCGTCCATATTCGGCTCGTGCTGCCGGGCTGCGTGCCCGTATTGATTACGAAAAAGGGTGGTGGTGGTCCAAATCAAACCAGGACGTGATGAATATCACCGGTCTGGAACAGGTGGATACGTTTATTCTCGGGGAGCAGAACTGCACGGCAAACCTGCTGAACATGGAAAATATCTCCACCATTATTCGCCATGACGGTTTTAAACACTGGGGTAACCGTCTGTGCACATCCCACAGTCAGTGGCGCTTTGAGCCGGTACGCCGCACTGCAGATGTGATTGAGGACAGTATCCAGGAGGCCATGTTGCCTTATGTCGATCGCCCGCTTGATCGGGATGTGGCAGACGACATTCTTGGCAGCATTAATGCCTATATGCGTCAGCTTAAAAATCTGGGTGCGATCCACGGTGGCAGCGCCTGGCTGAATGATGAACTGAATACAACTGAAACCCTGGCGGCAGGGCAGTTGTATATCGATTATGACTTTGGGCCGAAGTCACCACTGGAGCGCCTGACACTGCGGGCAATGATTAACAATAAACTGGCGCTGGAGGAACTGACGGTATGATTACGGGTGAAAAAAAACTGTTGCGCGCATGGGCGTTATTTCTTCCTGGCGGGATCCGCCTTCAGGGTGCGCATGAATACACGCCGCCTGCCATTAATATCACGACAGTGGATATCAAAACCGGCGCAATGGATGCACCGGTGGCAGTGGATGACGGCATGGAAGCGCTGACCTGTTCGTTTAAGATTTATGGTTATGATGTTGCCATGCTTACGCTGCTGGGATTGCAGGCCGGGCTTTATTCGCCGGAGATTGTTGTGCGCCAGGCTTATCGGGTGGGAAATGCGACCAGCGGACAGGTGGAAACCCTGCAGGGGATGATCACCAGTATCACGCCGGATGCACGTCCGGCAACATCACAGGCAGAGGCTTCGGTGACAGTGGAAATGTCACTGAGTTATTACCGTCAGGCTGTCGATGGCCTGGAAACCATCTGCATTATTCCGGAGGAGTTTGTACGTCGTATTAATGGCGTTAATGTTCTGGCGGATCTGAAAAAAATCATCCGGGTTTAATCCGGGATCCTGTCATTCAGGCGGCTCAGGCCGCCTTTTCTTTTTTAAAGGAGATGCTTATGTCGGAAAAAAACAGCGTTCCTGCCAGCAGCGTGGAAATTGTGTTATCCGTGCCGTATGTCACCGCATCCGGACAGACGATCACGCACGTCACCATGCGTGCGCCCACCGTCCGCGATCGTCTGTTGCATCGCCGGAGTACCAAACCGGAAGCAGAGGCTGATCTGGATATGATCGCCGGTCTGTGCGGGATGGACGCGGCGGACATGATGAACATGGAAGCGTGCGATTACCTGGCCCTGGAGCGGCAGTTTAATGTTTTTTTGCTGCCGCCGGTCCGGCGGAAAAAGAAAACATCCTGATGGCGATACGGCGCGCCGGTGCCTGGTTCGGGTGGTCTCCCGGAGATGTGATGGCGCTGCCGTATGAGGATTTTGTGACAATGATGCTGGCAGAGGCGGAGGAGAGGAAGCAACGTTATGGCAACGGTTGGCGATAACCTTAAAGCGAATATCCGGATCGGCGGCACAATCGATCCATCCTGGAAGAATTCTGTTGAAGGCCTGAAAAAAGGACTATCCGGAGCAACAAAGGAAGTCGCCCGTCTTACCCGCCAGCAGGATGTACTGAAACGAAAAATTCAGGCTGGGGTGCTGGCCGGGCAGGATATTACCGATCTGCGAAAGCAGTATGAAAAACTCGGCAAAAAAATTCATGATGCCACCGGAGAGCAGGACAAATTTAACCGTAAGCTGGCGCGCGCGGAACGTCTTGCTCGCTGGAAAGGGCGTGCAGGGACGGTTCTTAAAACCGGGCTGGGTCTTTCGGTTGGTTCCGGGCTTACGCTGGCAGCAGGTGCCGGCGCGGTACTGAACCGGAATTCGGAAACGGCAGAGCGGGCTGGGATCGCCCGGAGTTACGGAGTGGACTATGAAACCTACGCGGCGTGGGATTCACTTGGCCGACAGATGGGATTAAACGGCGAAAACGTCGGTGATTTGTTTGAGGAGTACCGGAACAAGGTTTTTGACGATGATAATGGTGCCACGGATAAAGGGGCCATTCAGGAGGTCTTTGGCAAACTGGGACTGAAAGCCGGGGTGATGGCAGGGAAAAGTAACCAGGAGCAGGTCGAATTTTTATTTGATCGCTTACTGCAGGTAGAGAATGAACAGGTGGCAGCCGGGATGGCAGATGCGCTGTTTGGTGGAGAAGCCAATAAAATTCTGACCTGGATGCGTCTGTCAGGGAAAACTTACCGGGAGCTTATCAGTGAGCAGAAGCGCTATAACCTGGTGACAAAGGCAGGGGCTGATGGCGCAGTTCAGGGACATGTGGCACTGTCAAATCTCCGTAATGTTCTGAATTCTTCCATTGATGAAATCAGCGGACAGCTGGGTAATGAACTTGCCCCACATATTCAACAGGTGACGGATGATCTTGCGGCCTGGTTTAAGGATGGTGGGCTGGAAAAAATCCGGGCATTTATTCGTGATGATGCCCTGCCGGCGCTGATCGACATGGCTGCCTGGATGTGGAAATTTGGAAAAGTTCTGGCTGGAATAACGCAGAAAGCCATTGAGTGGGGGCTGGCAGATGATCCGCGTCAGGACCGGCGAGAGGTACTGGAATATCTGGCAAAAATGGGGTCACCGGAGCTGGCGAGAGCGGTGGCGCAGAAAAACGGCCAGGGAGAATGGTTTGATGAACTGCTCAGGCAAAATCCGGACCTGACGAAACAGGTTGTACAGGCTTATAAAGACACCCGCGGTTATCTCCCCTGGAATCATGACGATAAAAAGTTTGATGCATTTCTCGACCCTCTGCTGGGGCCGAAAGAAGAACCTGATTTTAAGGCGATAAAAGAGAAATCCCGCACCTACATTGATGGACTTCATGCAGCAGATCCGGGGCAGGGTAATTCGGATCCCCTCTCAGCTCTTCAGTATACGCCCGGCAGTGTCAGCCAGGTGGAAGTAAAACCCACGTATCAGATACGGGCGGAATTTAACATCACTCAGAAGCCCGGCGAGGATGCCGGACAACTGGCAGACAGGGTAACGAAAAATCTGGGTGATATTCATTTTGGTCAGCGTTCCCGCATGACCGATGGTAATGCTTTCTGGGGGTGAATATGGTGGATTTGCTGGGCTGGGGCGTAAACCGGCTTGAGCGTGAAGCATGGGACGCGGTGGGATCATTAACGGATGTCGCCTCCCGCGTCATGCTGTCGTTTGGTGAGTTTGAATTCAGTATTGATACTGCTGCTTATAACGCCATGAAGCGCACGATGGAATGGCGATGGGATGAACAACAGCTTATCGGAAAAAACGACCTGCTGCAGTATACCGGCAAGGGGGCCAGAACAATAACCCTTGAAGGTATGGCGCACGCGGGATTTCGTGACGGTGTGGGAATGGATGCCCTTGATACACTGGTTCAGATGGTGGATGACAATCCGGCCCCGCATCTTTTGGTCTCGAGCACAGGTGATGTGATGGGGTATTTCGTGGCAACCGCCTATTCAGATAACACCACGTCCTTTCTTCCCGGCGGTGCGCCGAAGAACAAAACGTTCACACTGGAGCTGAAATACTATGGCGAAAAACTGGCGGACTACTGACGGCGATATGCTGGATGACATCTGCCAGAGACACTATGGCAGTGCCGGGCTTAACCAGTCACTGGCGGCGGTACTGGAAGCCAATCCCGGACTGGCTGACCTTGGTCCGGTCTATCCGGCGGGAGTGGAAATCGTGTTGCCGGACTGGGTATATGAACCGGAAGTGAAGGAGACGTTTCAGTTATGGGACTGAATGAATATCAGCCGGATTTCAGCCTGACAGCGGAAGGCCAGGATATCACGAAGGCCATAAAACGGGGGCTGGCTGAACTGCGATATACCGATAATGGTGCTGCCACAAAGCGGTCCGATGAACTGATGATAACGCTGTTCAGCGAGACGCTAGCATTACCACCGAAAGGCGCGGTGTTAACGCTGGGACTGGGGTTCAACGGAAATCTGGTAAATAAAGGTACCTTTACAGTCTGTCAGGTGGCAAGTGGTGGTCCTCCCCGCCGGATCACCATTTATGCCACCGCAGCCCCCATGAATGCGTCAAAACATGGCGCAGACGTGACCGCACTGAAAACCCGGGCTTTCAGCGATATCACACTGGGCGACCTGGTGAAAACCATTGCCACTGAAAATAATCTGGTGGCGCGCGTCTCATCGGTGCTTGCTGATATTCATATCCCGTGGGTGATGCAGTCATCAGAATCTGATGCTGCCCTCTTGTCCCGCATTGCAGGTATGTACGGCGCCACCAGTAAACCGACCAGTGGCTACTGGTTATTTCTGGAATACGGGGCATCACAGAGTACGGGGGGCAGAAATGCGCCTGAGATAACCATTACGCCGGGTATGGTATCAGACTGGGATTATCGTGAAGGTGAGCGACAGGGCGCTGCGGGTGGTGCGAAGGGGGATAAAAAGAGCGGGAAAGTTGGGGTCCGGTATTTTGATGCCCGTGACGGACGCACACGTGAAGTTAAAGTTGACGTGGAGTCAACAGATAAGCGACATCCGTTTACCCAGCCTGACCAGGGCACCGCAAAACACTGTGCAGAGTCGAAGGTTAAACGTGTGCAGAAAGCCGGACGCCAGATGACGATAACGTTGCCCTGCAGGCCGGAACTGCTGAAAGCAGGGGCGGAGATGCGTTTTGTCACGCAGGGATTTGGTGTACGTGAGGACCATCACTGGCAGGCTGAGTCTGTGGAGTTTTCACTGGTACCGGGACAGGGATTTACGCTGAATCTGTCACTGACCACGGATATTTCTGCAAAGGGGAAAGCCAGTGGCAAGAAAAAAGGCGTCAATTATTTTGGTTAATGTTTTCTGAATCAGGAAATAAACATGTCTGTATTAATTTCGGGTGTGCTGACGGATGGCACGGGACTCCCCATGTCCGGATACCATATTATTCTGAAAGCCCGACAGAATACATCCGCAGTGGTTATGAGAACGGTGGCAACAGTGGTGACGGGGCCGGCAGGAGAATATGCATTTGAGGCTCAGACCGGAAGATATGACGTTTATCTTCGGTCATGTATTGAAAGAGAATATTGTGTTGGTGATATTTCGGTTTACGACGACTCAAAGCCCGGCACACTGAACGACTTTCTGACTGCTCTCGATGAAGGTGACCTCAAACCCGACGTGGTGAAACGCTTTGAGGAAATAGTGGCGCAGGCGCAGCAGAGCGCGGAAGCGGCAGCGGAAAGCGAACGACAGGCAGGGCAACATGCTGAAGCGGCAACTCTGATAAAAGAGCAGGTTGAAACGCTGGCAGATAATGTTCAGCAGAATACAAATGCTGTGGAGCAAAACACGCAGCGCGTTGAACAGCTGGCCTCGCAGGTTGAGGATACCGCCGAAGAAGTCAGGCAGGATGCTGAAGCCGCCAAACAGGCCGCATCCGATGCAGAGCAGGCCAGAGATGAAATTGATGTTGCGTTATCTGCAACGCTGAAAACGGCGAATCACCTGTCAGAAATTGCAGCAGAGGGGGAAGATGCTCAGCAGGAATCCCGAGACAATCTGGGGTTGAAAAGTGCTGCAACGATGGATGTACAAACAGACATTTACAACCG